TTAAGAAAAATGAAACAGTATATATTGTTGATTACTCAATCGAACCAAGTGAAATGGATAAGCTTCTCGAAATCACACCAAATGTTACTTGGATTGACCACCATATTTCAGCAATTAAAAAATATGAAAACTATGACAAAGAAATTCGTGGTGTCAGATATGATGGGGTAGCAGGCTGTATGCTTACATATTGTTATTTGAAGCACATGACGAATGGTGGTATTGGCGACATTAAACCATTCGAGGAAAGTATGACGAAGGATGCTCCAATGTTTACAAAACTGATAGCTGATTATGATGTATGGACTTTCAACTATGGACATTTAACTAAAGAATTTCACGCAGGCTTGAAATCAATACCGAATACAGAACCAAACAGTAATTTTTGGGCGGAATTTTTTATGCATGACAATTACGGTACAGACTTCTTAATTAAGGAAGGTATTTCAAGGATTCAGTATCGCAAAGAAACAATGACACATTATTGTGAAACTTTCGGTTTTGAGGTGATGTTTAACGGTTACAAATGCTTTGCTGTCAATATGGGAATGATGAGTAGTGACGATTTTGTTATTGGTAACATTGACAATTATGATATGCTGATTGGCTTTGTTTTTAATGGTCACGAATGGAGATACTCTCTGCGTTCAACGAAGGTTGATTGTTCAAAGGTTGCTATGTTGTATGGCGGTGGCGGTCATAAAGGTGCTGCTGGGTTTAATACCAAAGAATGTGTTTTAGAAAGATGAATGTGAACATTTTGTGGAGGAATACAATGATTAAGATTATTAAAAACGGTACAGATTGTGTGACGAAGTTGTTTCATCAGGATGGCAGTATAGTCAGTTTTGAGTGTAGAATGTGCGGTTGTGTTTTTGAAACCGACATTTATTCAATCAGAGCTTTTAGTAATCCTGTATATAGAGAATCGGTTTGTCCACAATGCCTATCAACCACCAAGAAACTCGGTGCAATTGGATAATAAAATACATATTTTAAGGTGGTGTAAGAAATGGATATAACGACAATTATATCAATTGTGGTTTCGGCAGTTGCGGTAATAATTGCAATCGCTTGCGATATTTGTATTGCTGTAAATCATAAAAAATTAAAGAAGGCTGAAAGGAGAATAAAAAGCCTTGACATCTACATAAAAACTACAAAAGCGTATATGAATGCTCTTGAGCAGGATTACAGAGAGGTAATTAAGAAAACTGAGAGGAAGGCTGTATAATGTTAGATTGTGAAAAACAAGTAATAAAAAGTTTATCAAATGAGCAATTGATTTACATTATTGAACAGTTACTTCATCATCAAGAGTCGATTAGAGCTATCTGTAGTGAGGTATCTAAAAAACATATGTGTTCTGATGAAGCTGTTCTCCGTATTGCTGCGGGACTCTATGATACGACTACTATTAATGGCAGAACTTTACCCGCATATATTGATATGAAATTAGGCAAAATCACTCCTGAAGAGTTTAGAAGTATTTTTCGTGGTTAATAAGGAGGATTGGATAAAGGTTGAGTAAGTGTATGTCATGTCTACATAAACAAGTATGTCGATATAACGATGGAGTTAATGAATGGTGCAAGTCAACATACAAATGTCCTCACTTTAACGATGACGATGTATCATTTTGGCTTTATGCTGATATTAACGATGTTATGGACTACATCAAGATTAAGAATAATGTTACAAATACTTAGTAAAGGAGTGGAATAATGTTACAGTTTGTATGTTTTATCATTGGAGCAATATTTGGTGGTTGTTTTGCAGCTACTGTAATGGCACTTATTTTTGCCCACACCGACTTATATGTAAAAGATGGTGATAATAACAATGAAGAAAAGTCTCCACAAGAGGGTGAATGATAAAGGTAAATGGTATCAAGAAGATGTGCGTGATAAACGATATGTTTGTCATACAAATAAACATCTTGCTTGGTGTAAAAGATACTTAAATCGTTCATTCAGGCGTAAGAATAAGCAAATAAAAGAGGAGTTTTAAATATGCCAACAGGATTTACATCTTTTATTGAAAATGGAACAATAACAACAGGAAAAGATTTTCTTTTACTCTGTTCTCGCAATTTTGGTTTAGCAGCAAAAATAAGCAGAGATAAAGGGTTGGAAACACCTATACCAACGCATTTCACACCCGGTAACTTTTATCAAAAACATTATGAAGAATCTGTAGAGAAATATAAGAAATTTTCTCAAATGACAGATACAGAGTTTGCTAAATATATGCGTACAGAACATGATTCATGTATAGATAGAGCCAAACAGTGTTTGAATGAGATGATTGCAACAGATAAAGTGTATCAACGCATCAAACAAGAAGTGGAGAAATGGAAACCACCGACTAACCTGCATGAAAACATTAAGATATTTGCGCTAAATCAGATTGACATGTGTATAAGTACAGATCAGGACTATGATTATTATATGCGAATTATAAACAAGACATTTGACGATACTCCAGAAAGTGTCAAAGAATATAAGAAAAACTTTTTGAAGTCGTTAAAGGATGAAATACGGCAAGCTAAATCGGATTTAGACAGAGAAAATAAGCGAGTCGAAGATTATAACATTTTTATGAAGCAGTTTTTAGAAAGTTTGGAAACAATAAAAGTATAGTTTTACAGCTAAAACCGTGATTTCCGTTTTTATCCTTCAATAATTGCATTTATAGCAGTAAAATAAGCAGATAAAAACAGATATTGCGTAATTAACCAAAGAGGTGAAAGTGTGAAAATTTATATTATTACAAAAGGATGTTATTCAGACTATCATATTTGTAATGTAACAGCCGATTATGAAAAAGCAAAACGATACAAAGAAGCTTACTCTGATAATTGGGGGGAGGCTTGTATTGAAGTATATGAAGATGGAGAAAACGGTAAAGACAACTACTGTTGGGCGTATAATCCTGTTAGCAATACAGCAGAAATAAGTGAATACAACGAAAAGGAAATCATGAAAAATAGAGAAGGTAAAATTTGCCGTGTATATGTTTACGCTCCAGACGAAAAACACGCCATTAAAAAAGCACAAGATATGATTGCTAAATATAAAGCTGAACAGGCTGGATTGTAAATCGTAAATACATATAAGAATTTGAAACAAGGGAGAGCGTACTCTCCCTTTGGCATTTGCATTGTCGAAAGACTGCTTTACTTAAAGTAAAGTATTAGAAAGGTTAGGAGCAGAAGACTCATCTGGCAGGATGCAATGGATGGTGATGCGAGCAGGTTGAGTTGCGACCACATTAGCGAGCAATAATTAACACACAAACCCAAGATTCGCTACTGAAATAGACTTACAAACCCACGATGTTGAACTGAAAAAGCTACAGATGGGTTACGATTACCTCAGCAATCCCAGCGACCAAGCTTCCAGCAGGTCATCTGCTTGCTGCCACCATCTGTATTTAGAAATGCCAAAATCTAAGGAGGAATTAAGTAAATATGTTTACTTTAACTAAAATTGATAGTATACCAGACAATTATCAAAAATATCATATACATAATAATTTACTAATATCTAATAGAATACGAAGTCATCTGGTTCAGAGATTTCCTGATTGTCATTGGGAAGTCACAAACAATGATATTTATATTAATGTGAGTCTTAAATCTTCACCTTGGGAGAAAAATAGTAAAATTGTTCATGTGATTGCTGATTATGCGTATTATTATGCAGATAGCTATAATTACGATCACACTGATATAAATTCTGATTATTGTAATATGAATTTTTTCGGGGTGTATAAGAACAATATTATTGCGAAAGATTATACACAATTAGGAGCAACAAGCAAAACTCAACAGATGGAGCTTGAATTTATGCGTCAGTATAATGAAGCATTTACAAATGAATAAGAAATAGAAC